CTTGTCCATACGCTCGGCGACCTCGGCGCGGTTGAAGTCTCCGGCCACCTTATGCACGCCCTCCATGCTTACGGTCTTCGGGGCGTAATACAATGGTTTACATAAGTAGCCATCCTCTATGAGTTTTGTAACCTCTGGCCCACGGATCAGGTCGTCGAACACTTGGCCGAGGCCCTTGCCGTCGAGCCGTGCCGGTGTCGCGGTGACGCCGAGCACGCGGGCTTGCGGCCACTGAGCCAGGACCGATGCCCATGCGCCTGCGGTGGCGTGGTGAGCCTCGTCGATTACGATCAGGTCTGGCGGCACGACGCGGTCGAACCTGCGGACGAGCGTTTGCACGCTGGCGACCTGCGTCAGTTGGTTGCGGTCAGGCGTGAGGCCGGCGGCGATGAGCCCGTGCGGCACGTCCATGGACGCAAGCGAGCGGTGGCACTGCTCCAGGAGCTCGGCGCGGTGGACGAGGATGAGAGTCCGGTTGCCCTTGGCCGCAGCTGAGGCCGTTACGTAGGAGAACATGACGGTCTTACCGGAGCCCGTAGGAGCGACCAGCAGGGGCTTGCGGCGGCCTGCTCTGAAGGCTTCGCGGACTTGGTCAACGGCGGCCTGCTGGTATGGACGGAGAGGGAACACGTGCGGGAATAGGGGCAGGATGGGGTCATTCCAATCGGGGTAAAGATTTATAACGCTTTGTGGTTTACAGCGGATGGTGTGGGTCTAGGGTCCTCGTATCCCGCACATGACTACTACCAAGCCTACCGCCGCCGACCTCAAGCGCCTTCGCCTGCAGATTGACCGGCTTAACCTTGCCCGAGTTGAACTTCAACTCGCTGGCCACCTGACCGACGATCAGGCGTGCGATATGCTCGACCTCGTTGACACGCTGGAAGACCGCTTCATCGCGCTCACCAATCTCCGCAACTCCTAATCTCCCGCACTATGAAACTAATCGCCTACCTCCTAATCGCGCTGGCCCTCGGCTATGCGCTCGCCGTGTTCCTCGACCCGTCCTTCCCGGACCTGCTCGAGATTATCGACAACCCGAAGTTCTAATCCCATGCCCAAGAAACCCACCATCCCCGACCACCCCCAGCCGCGTCACCGCGACGACCTCGGACGCAACGCCCTGGTCAACCTGCTGGAGAACATCGACGGCGCCCAGACCATGAAGGACGCCGGCAAGCCGCAGGAGAAAGTCATCGGCTACGTCGAGACGGCCATCGGCGAGTTCAAGTCCACCCCGGGCGTCTCCTGCGACGGCGGGGCCATCTTCTTCGGCATCACCCTCGGACGCATCACCCTCGACGTGACCTTCAGCGACCCTGCTGGGGAGATGTCCGTCACCTACATGGCCAAGCGCCGCGACTAATCTCCCGCACATGAAACCCAAGAACATCGACGACGCAGGCCGTCTTGAAGCCTGTAAGGAACTGATCATCGAACACCGCAAGAAGGCCGGAGCCCGGGCAACCTACGAGCTCTACGGCATCCTGTTCGGCAACAAGGTCGAACTCGACCGCGTGGACCACGCGCCGACCTCGGCTGACTTCGCCGGCATGATCGGCAAGAAGCGCATCGCCTCGCTGTTCACGGCCTACGACATGGTCGTGGAGTTCCGTGGCAACTGGAAGACCGACACCGAGGCCAAGGTCATCGCATGGGAGGCCGACGCCAATGCCTAACGCCAACTTTCAGTTCGTCACCTCGGTGAAGTTCCTCGGTCGCGACATCCCGCTGCTGAATCCCATCGCCCTGTTCAACGCTCGCCGGCTGGAGGCTCTGCTCCCGCAGATCGCGGCGCTGAACGCGGCCCGCAAGACCAAGGGAGCCGCCGCCGCCGCCTTGGGCGTCACCCAGCAGACTCTGGCAACGTGGATTAAACTGACCCAGACGACTTGGCTCGGTAAGGTCAACCAGCCCAAATACCGCAACCCCGAGCGTCACCGGGCAAACGTCAAGGCGTGGAGGCTTCGCAACCTGGACAAGGTTAAGGCCATGAAGCGCGCTTACTATCTCCGCTGCAAGGCCCGCCGCTTCTCCCGCCCTACCTCCAATGCCTGACCCTTCCCACCGCCCATACAATCCCATGCTCATCGTCAAACCCGACTCCCTCCCCCGCCTCTGGTGGCTCTTCCCCTGGAGCATCTCCCGCCAGCTGCACAAGAACGCCGTGGCCCTCCGCGAGATGGCCGACAACCAGTCCACGACCATCACCAATCAGGCCAACATCCTTGGCCGATACATGGATGAGAACCGCGAACTGAAGGCCGAGGTCGTCCGTCTCGCCCACTCCCGCGATCACTGGCTGGCCAAGCATGACCGGGCCTACGCCGTCGCCATGCATAACGAGCGCGTGATCCTCGAGATGGAGAACCGCAGCCGATGAACCTCACCCACCACCAGATGGCCACGCGGCACATGGCCACCGAGGTCGAGCACATCAACCGCCTGATCTACACGAAGGACCTGTCAGTGGCCAAGGCCAAGGTGATGCTGGCCGACGCCGCCCACGCCGCCCGTCAGCACTGCCCGGACTGCACCATCAAGTTCGGCATCAACGCGGGGAGGGCTTGGTTCAACGTGCTATGAGCGACATCGACCGCACGCGGATGATACCCCTGCACATCGCCGACCAGGCTGTGGCGGCCTGTGACGCGGAGATCGCGAAGCTGAGGGAGGAAGTCCAGCGCCTCCGCACCGCCGGGGACGGCCTCTACAAGTCCATGCTGGAAATCGGATGCAACGAGATGGCCGACAACTTCCAGTATGACGCATGGCGGGATACGATGAAGGCATGGAAGGAGACTAGCCCCCATGCCTAAGCCAACCCGCAAGCGCCGCCCCGAGCTGAGCCGTCCCGGCCTTAAGCAACTCACCCCCTCCGAGCAGCGCATCGTGGCCGAGCGTCTCGCCGATCACCGCAAGCGCTGGGAATACCTGTTCAGTCTCAACGTCTGGAAGCCTGCCAAATGACCACGCCCTACAACTCCCGCTCGTCTGGCATCAGCGAACTGCACGACCTCATCGACAAGTTCGTGCCGGTCCGTGAGGCCGCGCTCCAAGAGCATTACCAGAAGGCCGCCCAGACCAGGGCGCTTCTCAAGTCCCTCGGGTGCTGGCCGACCGACAAGCGCAAGCCTGTCGAGCCTAGGGGCAAGAAGCCGAAGGCCGGCAAACTCGCCAGCGAGCTAGGCCGCGAGGCTTACCACTGGGCGTTCAAGAATAACGCCACCTATACCGAGGCCGCCGAACGCTTCCGCGTCGATGCGAACTCAATCCACTCTTACCGCCAATACCGCAAACTCCCTAAACTCCGAAACAAATGAATCCCGACAAGACATACACGTATAACCCACACTGGACGATGGACACCATCCCAGACAACGGTGAACCTACGCGCCAAAGCGACAAGGTAATCAAGCGCGTCACCGTAGACGACACGGATCTGCCCGGCTCCGACTGCGAGCGTGGCGTCCAGCCCCTGCCGTTCTTCTGGTGGCTCAACCCTTGGAAGCACATGGAGTTGCTGTTTGATGCCTACAAGGACACGACCGAAGTCTGCAACGCATGGCGCCGGGCTTACCACCTGCAGTCAGACGAGGCCGAGCGTCAGCGGCAGAGCGTATACGACCTCCGCGATGAACTCGCCATGGTCAAAGGCGAGCTAGATGCCGCCAAAGACGCTGTCCGCAACCTTCGCAACCAGCGCAAGAAATCCTCCCGCAAATGAACAACCTCCCAGACTATGACGAAATCACCCGGCTCCGGCTACGCCTTGCCGAGGTCGAACTCCAGCGCGACGCCTTCAAGGCCATGGCCGACAAGGCTGTGACCGACCTGATCCGTCAGGTTATGGACCGCGAACGCTGGCAAGTCGGACTCCCTGGCGTATCGACCTACACCTACGCCCCGACCGAGCAGCCGAAACCCGCCAAGCGTAAACGCCGTGGCTGAGCACGAACTGACGGTCACCCATAAGGGTTGCGAGTATCAGGTCATCCTCGACGGCTCGGCCATGTATGTGGACGACTCCTTCGACCATGAGTTCGGGACCGAGGTTCGCGGCCACTGGGAACTCGACTGGGAAGAGACGGAAATCGTCTCGGTCATCGACACCGACGGCGAAGAGATTGACCCCTACGAGGTGGTCGGCCTGACCCGCGCAATCAGAGACGCATCCAATGACATCGAAATCGAGGGCTAACTACGGACTAGTCAAGGCCGCCGTGATCGCCACGGCTTCCCCGCAGCTGACGGTCGAGCAGGTGGCCACCCTCACCGGGCATAACCTACGCTCGGTCCGTTGCGCCATCAAGCACCTCGGTCTGCCGGCCTTACGCGAGCGCCGTCCCAAGGGGACCATCAAGGACCTCGTCCTAGCCGGCCATGGCCAAGGGATGACCGTCCCGCAACTGGCCGAGACCAGCGGGGTTTCCCGTTATACCCTTTACGCTACCTACAGGCGTCTCGGCATTACCCCCTGCGTGGCCCGCCAAGGCCGTTCGACCCCATGACCCTAGTCCTAGCCCTATCCGCCGCCCTGCTGACCTCTGAGGCCATCCCAGAGCAGACCCTGCAGGCCGTCGAGCAGGTCGAGTCCTCGGGCCGTGGGGCTTCCACCCCTAGGGGGGACGGGGGAAAGGCCCTCGGATGCCTTCAGTGGCACGCCGTAGCGTGGAAGGACTGCTCGGCCATCAGGCGCAAGGCAGGGCTGGCGGTCTATCCCTATGCCGACGCGGCTGTGCCGGCCAAGGCTCGGGACTACGCTCGCACCTGGCTGACGGTCCTGAAGGTCAGGCTCGCCGGCGAGATCGGGCGGCAGCCTTACCCCGGGGAAATCTGGCTGGCTTGGAACCTGGGCTGGTCCGGCTACGAGCGCTACGGTTTCAGCTGGGCGTTCGTCCCCCGCGTCAAGTTCGACAAGGCGCGGCAGGTGAACTCGCTGGCTTGGGGCTTGCCAAAACGCCCTGCCGTCGCAAGGTAACAGGCGAGGCCCGAACAAAATCAATTGTGCGGGATCGCAACTGAGGGCAGTTCGGGCTTCGGGCCATCCGCAAGGGTGGCCCTTATGCTTTATACAAGCGGTCGAGGTCGGCCTTCAGGTAGTAAGCGTTCAGGTGCAAGCCGATGATACCGCGAGGGGTCTTCCAATACTTCGGCTTCAGCCCTGCCCGGGCTACTCGGCCACGCACGGCCACGTCCGAGACGTTCTTGCTGACCGCGTAATCGACTAGGCGCACCCAGCCCTTGGGGACTTTGTCGGAGCGGTGGGCGAACATCTGAGCGGCGGCCTCCTTGATGGACTTATACGGAGGGACGGGGCGGTAGACGTAGGCCATGTGGCACTGGCCTGTGCCGGACTTGAACTGATGGGGCTGGCGTTCCAGCAGGCCACGGCGGTGGAGGTCGAGCGCCCGGGAGGATGCGTTGCGCGTGTGGGACATATCAAGCTCGACGCGGATCTGCTCGACGGTGGTCCAGCCCTTGGGGCAGGGGTAGTCCTTGGGCTCGTTGCTTAGTTCCTTGAGCAGGCGCTGCACGATGGAGTTTGAGTCGGTCATACGGATAAGCGCCAAGGCTGGCCGGACATCTCCAGCGGGTGGATGTAGAGACTAGGCTGGATGCCCGTGTCGCAATACTCGCCATAGGCGATGGCCTGACCCCACGACAGGGTCTTTCTACGCCCCTTGGCGTAGTCGCTTGAGCCCCGCAGCTTGAGCGTGCCGACGTTGATGCCGATCGTGCGGCGGGAGTTACGGGCTAGGGCTATGCCAGGGGAATGGGTATGGCCGAAGAAGACCGCGTCCGCTTCGACATACATTTCCGCCATGTCCCGAGGCGCTGACTCGTTGTAAATCGTGCCGTGCGTGAACAGGCCCGTGCCGAGCATATACTTCTGGAAGACCCCGGTGTAGGGGACGTGGTCGGCCTTCAGTTTCTGGACGGTCTGCTCGATGTCGTGCTTCAGGTATTGGCTCAGCTCGGCCACGACCTCGTTCTTGGAATGGGTCAGCCGCCAGATGCGGTCCTCGTGGTTCCCGTTGATGACCACGTTGAACTCGCCGTCCTCAAGGAAGCGGACGCCCCCGGCGATGTCAGGCGCAAGGGGTTCGCCATGGCCGGCGCCGCCACCCATCAGGGCCTCGACGTCTACGAAGTCCCCGAGGTGGATGCGCTTCGCTCCTGGGCCTTTGCAGAAGTCGCCCATGAACTTGAGCACGGACTCCCGCGCCACCGGGTCGATGTGATGCCCGTGAGAGCAGGACACCGCCGCGAACCGCTTCCACTTCCGGGTGATGTTCATCGGTATAGGCTCATCGACTGGGTGAACTTACGGGCCCACTGACGGATGGCCTCGACGGAGTTATCCGGGAAGCAGACCTGCAGGGCGTTGCCCCTGCGGAAGCAGTCGTGCGCCGCCATCAGTCCGATGGACTCGGCCTCGGCGTTGTTGGCGGGCAGATTGCCCTGGCGTTCGATGTAGATCGGGACGAAGACCCAGCCGCGTTTGACGCAGAGGGCCTCGAGTTTCAGATACTCGTTCTCGTAGCGCATATCCGGGACGAGGATGACGGAGTGCTCGGAGCCTGAGTCCTTGCAGGTGATGTCGGCCCAGTTGTTGATGTGCTCGATGACCTTGTCCACCCACACGTTCTGGTTCTGGGTTCGGCAGTATTCCCCGTATGCAACCAGGAGCGGACGGAGCGCGGCCTTCTTGGCGGTGTCCTCGGTGAACGCGTCGATGTTCACGCCCGCTTCGTCGAGGGAAATCTGGAGGGACTCCTTCAGCGCGTCGGCGAACTTAAGGACGATGCAGGAATACTCCGGCTCGTCTTGTTCGAGCAGCTCGAAGATGGAGTCGGCGAGGGTGTCTTTGCCACTCCTTGCGAATCCACTGACTGGGATGAGGACGTGTTTCATAGGGAAGTTCTGCGGTAGCCTTGGGACCAGAGGACGTCCGCGATCTTGCGCGAGATTCGGTCCACCTTCTTCTCGGGGGCTTTCCAGTCGCCGAGGTGGAGGGCCTCATGCACGGTCACGCGCAGGCGTTCGCGCTCCGTGCTGATGTTCGGGTCTAGCTCGATGGTGTTGTCCTTCTTGCAGGCGAGCCCTGCGATGTCCCCGGGCAGGGGTCGGACGATGACCTTCGGGACCTTGGGTTTCTTTCCCATGGGTGGATGTTGTCTCCCAGCATCTGCACCTAAGCAAACAATAAGCCCCGCCCCCTTTCGAGGGCAGGGCCGGCTACACGGCACTCCTGCGTCAGCCTAAATGTCGATGGGTTCGTCGCCGGCGGGGGCGGCCTCGGGCTCGGTGGCCTTGGCCTTCTTGACCAGGTCCTTCACGGCTTCGGCAGCGGGCTGGACCGGCTGGCCTTCGACCGTGCGCTGGCCATACTCGGCCTCGTTGTCCTTGCGGATGGCTTCCTGCACGTCACGCGGCAGGCGGGGGAGCCACTTGGCGAGGCGCTTGAAAGCGGTCTTCTTCCACATCTCCATCGGGTAGGTGGCCCAAGGGCCGGACGAGCCGGAGCGGCTGGCCTTGCGGATGGCCTCGACCTCGGCCTTGCTCATCTGGATCGCGGCGGTTTCCCCGTCCTTGAAGCGGACCATGGCGTAGACCGCGTAGGGTTCGCCCCGGTCCTTGGACAGGTCCACGACGTGCTCTTCTACCTTGCCCAGGTTGAACCGATACTTGTCGGCGTTGCAGACGATGTCGGCGTGGATGTGGGCGACTTCGCCCGATCGCATGACGAGCGCAAGGATGCCCTTGTAGTCGAATTGCAGGGTGGCGTCGTTGCCGTAGGGGATGAGGTGAGCGTGGTGGCCGTCAGGCATCAGACCCCACTGGGCGGCCTGCAGGACCACGGAGGCCACGCTGGCGGGGGTGCAGTCCCAGAGCTTGGGGTTCTTGTTGCAGGCGGTGATGACGCAGCGCATGAAGCGGCTCGCGTCGTCGGCGTTGGGCAGGGCCTTGGCGACCTGCTCCTGCAGTCCGGCAGAGCGGACGAGTTCGATGGTGTTCTTCGGGGGGAGTGCGGGTGTGTTGCTCATGTGGGAAAGGGTCAGACGTTGAACTTGGACAGGTCCACCTCGATGACGCCCGGGCCGGTCTTCTTGGGCCATGCGATGGGGTCAGCGCCGTGGGTCTTGATGTAGCGATCCATCAGGTCGAGGCCAGCGCGGTAACGCTTGCGGCCAATCTCGATGTCGGCCTCGGTCATCACGAATACCTGGACGAAGATTTCGGGGGCGTCCTTGCCCTCGATGGCGATGAAGGCAAAGCCTCGGGGGCGGCGGCTGGTCACGGCCTCGATGCCGTCGATATAAATGGCGGATTGCCTGTCATAGCCATACTCCCAGACTGCTCGGCGGTAGGCATAATGCTCTATGGAGGTTGTCGTTTTCACGTCCACGAGCAGGCCGTCGTCGCGGTAGCGGTCAGGTCGGCAGCGCATCGGGATGCCGGTGACGGAGTCCTTCCAGAAGTAGGAAGACTCGTTGACCCCTTCGCCGGAGAGTAGGGCGGCGGCTTCATCGTCCTGCTGGACGGCTTCGGCGATGGCGCTCAGCTGCGTGAACTCATCGTGGCTCACGATCTCCTTGCCCTCGTTAGCCAGGAGGAACTCTTCCTCGCGGGCCTTGGCGCCTTTGCCCTTGTCGAGACCCTCGGGCATGACGGCCCATTCTTCGCCGACGAGCTGAGGCTCGAGGATGATGGTGTGGACAAGCGAACCCCAGCGGAGGGAGGGGGTCTTCTTGCGGGGCGTGTTCATCAGACGCGGGGACTCAAGGAAGCGGGAGAGCTTCGAGTTCGAGACCGCCGGGCTGGCGTGGTATTCTTTGTTATTCATGTGCGGGGGAAGATTAGAAGAGGGGAAAGTAGCGGACGGCGGTCAGTTTAATCTTCTCAAACTTGCCGTTCTGTAAGGTGTCTACGGTCATGACAATGTAGGCGTTTCCGTTGAACAGCATGGTTTCTCCTACAGGTTTAGCCTTTTTCCAACGCTTCACGGCCTTGGTCTTACGCTTGGTAGTCATAGTCTTACTTGTCGCCTCGGATGCGGGGGTGACGGAGGGAGCCATCGGGCGTCTTGCTCTGGAAGGTGACCTCAAGGTAGGAACCGATGACGGTGTCGCGGTTCGCCCAGATCATGGCGCGCTGCTCGTCGCTGAAGCCACCGCCGACGCGGACGAGGCGTCCGTTGTTCTCGACAACGACGTGGCCCATCGTGCCAGCCAGACGGCCTTGGCCTTCATGCACGGAGACCACCGGGCAGTCCTCGGCGTCCACGGCCTTGACCTTCAACCAGGCGTTGGAGCGTTTGCCCTGCGAGTAGGGAGCGTCGAGGTCCTTGACCATCGCACCCTCGAAGCCCTGAGAGACGAAGCGACGGAAGGCATCGTTGGGGCTGATGCCGACGAAGGACTCGACCAGTGAAACCCGCTTGTCGTAGGTGAACTTGGCCATCAGCGAACGGCGTTCGCGGTAAGTGCCGATGTCGTCGGGCAGGTCGAGCAGCCAGAGGAACGCACCCTCGGCGGGGTCGTTGGAACGGACTGCGCCGACGGAGTCGTAGAAGTCCTCGCCGGCGATGGCCTCGCAGTCGAAGGTGAACACGCCGTGCTTGCTGGCGGTCTCGCTGAACCACTCGCCGAGGTGGGCAAGGGAGTTGAGCGGGTTGCCGTTGCGAGTCTTCATGGCCACGGCCAGCGTCTCTCGGCAGACTTCCACGATCACGCGGACGCCGTCAATCTTCGGCTCGACCGCGTAGGACTCGGGGAGGATGCCCTTGTAGGGCTTGGCCAGCATGGCCGGGGAGAGAGGGGCGGCGGCAGGCTTACGAGCGCCGACACGGAAGTGCGGCTGGCTTTCAATCATATTAAAGATGAAAGCGTAGAGGTCGGCGTTGGGATCGGAGGATGAGCTCATGTTGTGCGGGATAGGCAAGGTATGCCCGCCCCACCCCACGCCGTCAAGCCCCAAGGGGAGGGTGGCTAGGATGCCCTAGGAAGGGGGCTTATGGGTCAGTCCTGCCGTCTACCCCGCCAGAGCCTGATACCCACCGCCAAGGCCACGGCAAGGCATCCAAACGACAGGGCCAGCCCTAGTTCGCGGACGGACTGCAGGGCTAGGGTGGCCGAGGACATATTACGCTCAAGGTCGGCGGAGTCGGACTTCAGCCCCCCATCGGTCACGAGCATGACCAGGGCATCGGTTGACTGCAGCTGGTCGAGGACAAAGCCCGAGGTGTAAGCCGTGGTCACCGAGGCCATGCCGGCGAAGGTCACCAGCAGGCAGACGGCCAGCAGGAGGTTGCCCTCACTTGCGCTTGGCTGGTCGCTTGGCTTTGGCATTGGGCTTGGACTTGGCAGGCTTGGACACCTTCTCGACCTCACGCTCTGCCCGGTTCTTTACCCAGCGTAGTAGGGCGTCGAGGGCCTCGGGGCTGGAGTAAGCCAGCGCACCGATTGCACCCATCCGCAGGCCCGGGCTGGAGATATACTCGGTCAGGGCGTAGCCAGCGATCGCGGCGGTCAGGCTGGCGGCGCATACGCGGCGAGCCACCCAGCCCCAGGTATGCTTCTCTTCTGACAGCAGGAGACGGGCGGCCATGCTCATGGCTCCGATCGTGCCGGCCACCACGCCGTCCTTCAGTTCCTTCGGGATGGACTCGGGGTCGATAGGTGCAGGGGGAGGGCTCATTCGTCCTTAGAGATTTCGGCTTCGTCCTTCTTGTCCTGCACGGCATCGGAGACTTTATCGTAGAGCCACCAGAGCGATAGGCCTGAGGCGATGGTCGCCGTGCCGATGGCCACCCACATGAAGGCAGGAGAGTCGTAGATGAACGGGACCGATCCAGCCAGCGCAGCGCAAGCCAGGAGCGGGACGCCTAGGCGAGGACCGAGAAAGGCAGTGGTCAACGCACCGACCGCGAAGAGACCGGCCCCGAGTAGACTCCAGATGTTCTTGGAGGCTTCGGCCTTTACGGCTTCGACCTCCTTCGTCAGCTCGACGATGCGGGCGTCACGGGCGGCGAGGGCGGCCTTGTTCGCGGCGACCTGTTTCTCGAGGTCAGCCCACGCGGCCTCGGCGGCCTTCTGCTTCTCGGCGGCCTTCACGCGCTGACGTTCGTAGTCGGCGGGGCTGGCCTTCTCCGATCGTTGGCGGGCGTAGGCGAGATCGCCCTCGGTAGCCTTGGGGAGGAATGACCCAGCCACGGACAGTTCGGACTCCACGACCGCAGGCTTCCCGGCGGTGTTCGCTTCCCGGGCCACGGCCACGGCGGCGGCCACGCGGGAGTCGATGACGTCGAGGGTCGAGCCGACGGAAGTCAGGGCGACCTCCTTGGGCGTGGCGACTGCGGGAGGCAGGGGAGCGTCGGCGGGCTTGGACTTGCACCCAGCCAGGGCCACGAGGGCGATGACTAGGAGCAAGCGCACGGCCTTAGCGGTTCTTAAGCACGTCGAGCAGGGACTTGCCCTTGGCTTCAGCGGACTCCAACTTTGCGCGATGCTTGCGCGAGATCAGGAGTCCGGCCACTAGGCCGAGGATGATACCGAGGATGAATGAGATAATCATTTGAGGATGTCGGGGTGAAAGTCTTTGAGGGAGGCCACGTCGTCGGGGAGGGCGACCTTGGTGACGTCGCGGAGGGCCTGCTTCTCGGCGGCGATGCTGGCCTGCTCGGCGGTGTCGCCACGTTCGACGGCACGCATGAAGGCGAGGTCGAGGGCGGCGAGTTTAGGCGCACGCTCGGCCCGGAGTCGGTCGAGGGTGATGGCCTTTGCTTTGTCGATGTTGATGAGGATGCTCATTCGATGGAGAACTCCCAGGCGTTGCGGAAGGTGCGGTCGGTGGGGATGGTGTCGGCCTCGACGATGCGGAAGGGGACGCCAGCGGGGACGTCCTTCGCCGCGATCTGCTCGGCGGTCAGTCCGCAGTCGGGGGCGGGGATGATGATGGCGACGCCGCCTTCGGGGGTCGGGTAGATGATGCGGGGGTTGTTCATCGGAGGAATGCCACGCCAAGGTCGGCAACGTCTGTCACAGTGTTAGGGCCTCGCGTCACGATGATACGAGCAGCCGAAGTTGTCTTTGTGCTGGGAGTATAATTGGTCGTTGCGGCAAAGAAGCCAACGTCGATGTTCGTCGCGTCAGTTGCGGCGGTTCCAGAGCCTACCATGGCATAGTTAGTGTCCGTTAGGGCTGACGTAAAGTTGATGGTATAGTCCCCCGCCCCGTTGTCAGTGATGCTCGAGACATTCAGAGAAGCCCGGATGGCGACCGTTCCCGTGCCGTTGAAGTTCACCCACGCCTTGACCGTGTTCAGCTGATGCGTGCCGCCGTTGACGCGGGCGTTCAGCGCGTTCGTCGTGCTGTTCAGCCAGACGTCACCGTTAGCCGGAGTCGAAGGATCGCCAGCGACCGGGCCGACGTTCAGGCCAGCGGTCGTCGCGGAGTGGCTGACGGTCTGCTTGGCTCCGGCGGAGAAGGTGTTCGACGTGCCCTGATTCGGGATGGTCTGCGTGCCACCGTTGCGGCGCCACTGGATGTTGCCCGTGGTCGTCCAGATGTCTCCGTTGACGGGAGTCGTGGGGGCCGTGCCGTGGGGCAGGCGTAGGCCAGCGGTCGTCGTCGTCGAGGCAGGGGTGGCTACTAGGCCCGTGAAGGTGGCCCCGGCTAGCGGTGCGTAAGGGGTCAGCGCCGAGGACGTGATATAGCCCTGGGACGTGACGAAGGTCTCTGTCGCGTAGCCAGTCAGCGAAGAGGAAGTGAGGAAGCCCGAAGGGTTGCCAGACAGCGGGTAGTAAAGCCCGTTGGCCACCGAGGTCGTCGAGTAGTCTGCAGCCGTAGCCGTGGACATCGTGCCGAGTCCAGAGATGTCGGTGTTGACCAGCGTGACGGCTCCCGTCTTGCCAGCCACCGAGGTGACTGGGGCAGAAGTAAGGAAGCCGCTTGGGTTACCCGTCAGAGGGTAGTAGGTCGTTGCCGCGGTGGCCGTGGACAGTTTCGCGTCGAGAGCGGACTGGAGGTCAGTCTGCGAGCTGAGCGTGCCGGTGATGCTACCCCAAGTGGCTCCAGTCGATGCCGAGACCGCAGCCGTGACGAAGGCGGTCGTCGCGATCTGCGTGGTGTTCGTGCCAGGGGTGGCAGTCGGCGCGGTCGGAACGCCCGTGAAAGTCGGGCTGGCGAGGTTGGCCTTCAGGTTGTCAGCGGTCGTGACGAAAGCGGTGGTGGCAAGCTGAGTCGTCGAGGTTCCAGCGGTAGCCGTCGGGGCGGTCGGTGTTCCAGTCAGGGCAGGAGATGCAAGCCGGGCGTAAGACGCAAGGTCTGCAGCCGTGGCCAGCGTGCGACTGACTCCATTCAGGCGGACATTGAGTCCACCAGTCGTCGTCCAGATGTCGCCGTTAACCGGGCTTGTCGGAGCCGTGCCGTGCGGGACGTTGAAGCCTGCGTTGGTGGTCGTGCTGGCAATCGTGCCCACCTTCCCGTTCTGGTCGATGGCCACGAAGGTCGTGTCCGACGCCTGGTCGTGAAGGGTGAGGATGTTTCCCGTGCCGGACTGCTCGATGAACAAGGCCGCGTCGGTCGAGTTCGACGTGATCGTGACGTTGCCCGTCAGGGCGGGGCTTGCCTTGGGAGCATAAGCCGACAGGTCAATCGACACCGTCTGCGTGCCAGAGTCATAGGCCAGAGGCGCGGTCGCGTTGACTACGCCTGAAGGGCCAGTCGGGCCAGTGTCGCCTTGGATGCCTTGGATGCCCTGAATCCCCTGGATGCCCTGCGGTCCTTGTGCGCCAGTGTCACCCTGCGGGCCTTGCGGACCTGTTGCGCCAGTCGCACCCGTGTCGCCTTGCGGTCCCTGCGGACCAGTCGCACCCGTTGCACCAGTCGCCCCGGTCTCGCCCTGGATGCCTTGCGGTCCCTGAGGACCAGTGGGGCCAGTCTCGCCCTGCGGACCAGTAGGGCCAATCGGTCCCTGCGGGCCTTGGATGCCAGCAGCGCCTTCCAGATTGACCGTCCAAGAGGCATAGGTTCCTGCGCCCGTGTGGTTCTTTACGTCGATGACGATGACGCCCGTGACGAAGTCGTAGCTCGTGACGTCACCGTGCATATGGTTGTCGTTGTCATATGCGATGATGACGGACTGCTGGACGGTATACGCGAGGCCAGCCTCGACCGTCAGCGTCTTGCTTCCGTTGCCGATCAGGAGCGAGGTCGTGGAGGTCGTCTCATACTTGTCGCCGTTGATGCCCTGCGGACCTTGCGGGCCGATGGGGCCTTGAGCGCCGATGGGGCCTTGAGCGCCCGTCTCGCCTTGGATACCTTGGATGCCTTGGGGGCCAGTAGCCCCGGTCGCTCCCGTTTCGCCTTGGATGCCCTGGATACCTTGGGGGCCTTGAGGACCCGTTGCACCAGTAGGACCAGCGGGACCGACCTCGCCTTGCAAGCCTGTGTTACCTTGAGGTCCCTGCGGACCTTGGATGCCTTGGATACCTTGAGGGCCAGTAGGGCCGGTAGGGCCAGTGGCTCCCGTGTCGCCCGTGTCACCCTTGGGGCCAGTAGGTCCAACAGGACCTTGAGGGCCAACAGGGCCTTGAGCGCCAGTCGGGCCAGTGGGGCCAGTCGGACCAGGAGCACCGGGCACGCCCACCGAACCGTCAAGCGTGCCGGCCACGATGCCCGTGACCGTGCCCACGATGGTGGACTGGTCTGCGGCGAACGTGCCGGAGATGGTCCCGAAGGTCGAAGCCGTCGAGGTGATCGTCGCGTCGGGCATGGCTCAAAGGGTAACCGAGTCGATGACCTGCACGCGGAACACCTCAGTGCGGGAGATGCCGCCGCCGGGAAACGCAAATTTGATATCCCACCTGCCTAGGCCAAGCGCCCAGTCGGCGGTCGAGCCCGGGTAGATGCAGGTGAACGACAGGCCGTCTCCGGCCTTGGTGATCGTCAGCTCGTAGGAGTTGCCGCACTTGTCCTCCACCGTCGAGGTCAGGGTCGTGGCCAGCAGGTTGGCAGGGCCGGTAGCGCCAGGGGTCCAGACGAAGGTGCAGGCGAACGTGTTGCCCTGCGATAGCGTGACGGTGTCAGACATGGCTACTTATTGTGCAAATGGTAGGGTTTAGGTCAGAACCTCTGCAGCTTGGTGATCCCCTCGATTTCATCCCCCGCGAAGGTGCCGCCCACAGATTCAGGGTTCCAGACGTAAACACCCGTCGTCCAGAATGACGCAGGGATGACCCCGGTCCTAAAGTCTTGGAAGGTGACGGTCTGCCCGGTCAGCTCGGCCTGCGTCTCTAAGGTAGAGTTTCCCGTAAGTGGGTTGGCAAACATACGGTTGCCAAGGGGGAAGGGTGGTGAAACGCCAGTTGAGTATTGTTGATTGAAGAACTCGACAGGTAGGAAGGATCCACCCGGACCTGACGCGCTCCAACCGAACCAAGGAAGCCCCCTAATCAGTCCGCTTCCAGCCGCTGCTGACTTTAGGCCGTCAGGGTAAGTGTAGAAATTGTTTCCTGCCTCAAAGTCTGCGAACACCTTATAACGCCAGACATGGCGGAACTTCCCCCACGTGGAGATGCTCAACACGCTGCCTACGGCGTAGGCCATCAGATGCGGGCGTAGAAGTAGGTCGCCGTGGCCGAGCCCAGCTTGATGCGGTCAGCCCACAGCGAGCCGGTGACGTATTGGGTGACGGTGGCGCCGTTGACCGTGGCGATGCGGATATAGCCTTCCGCGTCGGTGTCCGCAGGCAGGGGCGTTCCGATGTTCCACTCGAAGCCAGTCGGGTTCGGGAACAGGCCCGACGCGAACGGAGCCTTGACCCACACCTCGTAGGTGCTGGTCGAGACCGTGATCGTGCTGGCGATGTTGCCAGGGGTGACGTTGTTGACCGTGCCCGAGACGATGCGGTATTCGCTGAGACCGCCAGTAGTCTCGACGTGGATGACCTTGAAGGGGTGCATGGATGTGTCTGGCTCGTCGGTGCATCCGGCCTCTTCGGCGTAGTTGAGGATACGGGTATCGAACGCACGCGGGACGGTTCCGTTGATGACCGGGGTCGCCCAAGCAGGGATGAAGCCAAGGGCGTTGGCCGCGATGGCGTCCTCGTTATTGACCACATTACCCCATGCGTCCGGCGTCGTAGCCTCGTTGATGTAGTAGGGGTCCTCGGCCTCCGTCACGTCTGCTTTGTTCATCAGGAACGTGGCGTTGAGCTCGCAGGGAATGACGATGTCCTGAGACCCGACGTGCATCTGGCTGACCTTATACCAGGTCGTGAAGGAGGTGAGCGTAGAGTTGGCCGTAAGCGCGGCCACGGAACTGTTCCGCAAGATGTTCGTATACTCGACTTGATACACTCCGGCGGAAACCTGCTGGACGAACACGTTGCCGTCCAAGGCCGGTATGGTGTTGAGACATTCCTGCAGATCGTAGGCCGATTGCGTCGAAGGGTTGAAGGTGGTCGTGGTAGTGGCCCCAGCGTGGGTGAACGTAGCACCGCCGGACTTGTAGTCGCCAGCGAAGACAATCTGCTGGATGCTATTGCCTACCGATGAGCTGCCGTCCCTTACCACGTTGACCGCCACGGTGGACGGAGTAGCCGCGACAGAGTCGATGATGGCCAGAACCCGGACGTGGTGACCGAAGAAGCGGGGGTTGAAATAGGTCGTGTGACAGTGGCCCCAGTCCAGCAGAGTTTCGCCCTCGGCGACGACCTCTTCGTATCCCTCCATCTTCTGGACGTTGGTCGTGTTCTGGTAGAGCGAAGGGCCCGCGTCAACGAACAGGGCGTCAAACTCAGCCGAGCCGTCCTTGACGAAAGACACCCAGGGGAGGTTCTGATCCAGAAGCCCGCCATCGAAGGCGCCGTTGCCAGCGTCCCACTTCGACAGGGTGACGAACCAGCGACCCGTTCCCGTCAGGGCGTAGCCGCCGCCGGCAAGCATCCAAGGGGACAGGGCGTCAGCCAAGGGTGCTGGCGTGACCGTAGAGGACTTGACCGCGACGAAGTTAATGTATGCCTGCCTGTGGTCCGTAAACGCCCCAGTCTTGATGTAAGGCATCAAAGAATGGGTATAGGTAACCGAGCCCATGGCCACCTGCACGACAGGCGTCGGCGTGCCACCGACAGGCATGGCCAGCACGTTGCACTGGAACTGCTGGGGCTTGTTGACGTAGGCCGGAGTCAGCAGGGCCGGAAGGACAGGCGGCTCGGGTGGCTGAGGCGGGTCGGGGAACTTCGGCAGCGCAATCCCGAACGCGATACCATCGTCACTCGGGGGCGTCCACGGCTGTTGGATGTCCAGGGAGAACCCGCTAGACGAAGCCTTGAAGGTGTATCCGTCGCCGGGTTGGAGGCTCATGTTCAGATCAGTCGGTTGTCTCGGTAGACCTTATCGTGCCAGCCGACAACACTATAGCGGACCTCGTAGTTGACCTTGTAGAGCAGGCCGTAGTCCTGAACGTTCACCTGAGAAAGCAGCAGCTGATTGAAAGAACCGTTGGCCGCGCTGGAAACCCAAGAGGTTCCAGCGTAGTCAGGGATGATATTGGGAAGGACGCTGGACCAGTCGTTATCGCGGGAGGTCGTGCCGAGGTAGTCCATCATGTTATGAACCTCAGAGGCTTCGGTCGTGTAGAAGTGGCCGGAGAAGGACGAGGTCGGGGCGAGGTAGTTCGTCTTGCCGTAGAAGTGCTTATCAGCCGCCTTGACGAAACCGATGAACCGACCGCCCTGCGGGTCCTCGAAGCAAGCGCCGTTCTGGCCGAGGTAAGACTGCTTCTTACCGATCTTACCGAACTGAGGGGTCCCGTCAGAGTTGTATCCTAGCAAAACCTGAATCCAGTCGGCGGCGTTCTTGATTTCAACCAGCGGACCGATGGGGGACTGGGTGTAGGTTCCAGCTGCGCCGGCGATGACGCCATCATATCCGTCACCGCCAGGTTCAAAGAAGTTGGGGTTGGTCGTGATGTTCTCGGACGTCAGGCCATTGGACGCGCCGACCTCGGGGTTGGTGTAAACTCCCTCGTTCACGTCAGGGTCGATGCCGATGTAGTCCACCGTGATGATGGCCATCCCGAGGGCATCGTAGGATACGGAGAACTTGTGCGCCGCCAAGGCCGCGTTGATGGGACAGGTCGAGCCTCGGTTTCCGACCGATAGATCGTTGTTGGTGTTGGCCTTCCAGACGCAGGTGGCCGTGAGCAAACCGTAGCCGTCGTTGCTCAGTTTGCCTCCAGGCTGGAGAACTGGGGCGTTTAGGTTGTTGCCGTAGTCTTGACGTGCCATAAAGGTGATTACATTTGGTCTCCGTAGCCGTCAACGTGGGGGTTGCCAGTAGGAGCGTCTAGCCAGCTAGAGGTGCGGCCTCCGCCAGAGGTGACGAGCTGAGAAAGAAGGTCGTTGGTTTTCTTGGCCTCTTCGAGCTGGGAAGCCATGGCTTCAAGCACCGGGTTGGCTCCGACGCCGACGACGTTGGAGAAGCCTTCAGGTCCCTTAAAGGACGTGGGCATCTTATCCACTTCCTTCTGGGCTGCGATCTGGGCGTCGGCTGCTTCCTTCTGCTTGACGGCGGCCTCTTCGGCCTTCTTCTTGGCGATTTGTTCGGGGTCGGCTGAGACGCGGGCAGCCGAACGGCGCTCAAGGATCTTCTGGATGTCTTCGTCTTGTCGGTAGTCGTTGATGCCAACCATCATTCCGGCCGCATTGAGGAATCGGCCAGCGGTGTTGAAGAATCCTTGCCCTTCAGAGATATAATCCCCCATGGCTGACTCGGCCTCGGAGACGCTGAACGTTCCGGCGTTCTGTTGTCCCTGCTCGTCGGCTAGGGCTTCGGCTGCCAGCTTGGCGTTCTTGCGATCTAGGGCGTCCTGCCGGCGACGAGCCGCTTCTTGTGCGGAGGTGACCGTGCCTTCGCGCATATACTTGTTTCCGCCACCTTCGGCCACGGCCTTGGCGTCCTGGACTGCTTGGCGGTTCTTTTCGATGGAGGCCGAGATGGCGCTCATGGCCGCATTGAGCAGAACCATCGGCGCGGCGAAGGAAAGGAACAGGTCCTTGCCGAAGGACTTGAAGCGGTTCTCGATTCCCTCGATGTTCTTCTCAAGGGCGCTGACGGACTTCTTGACCTTCTCGGTCACCTGCTCGGCGTTGGTATCGCCGTTGATGCTGAACTTGATGACGTTGCTCATGCTTGGATTTTTTCGAGTGAGTCGATTAGTTCCTCGTCCTCAGAGGTGAGGACTTTCAGTTCGGCTCCCTTGCTGATCGCAAAGGTGGAGTTAAGCCAGATAGCCTGGCACTCCGGCATCGTCCACGCGCGCTCTTCTGGGATGCCGTTGGAAATCAGCGAGGCCACCACGGTTAAGACCCAAGGGGTCCCGCTGGTCTCGGAGTGCTTGGCCTTCTTCTCCCAGAACTTCGGCCACGCCTCGACGAGGACGAACTTCGAGAAGCGGTCAATCTGCTCGGCGAAGTAATCCCCGTTTGCGGTCATCTTGCCGAGATACCAGGAGTCCTTCCAAGTCAGTTTGTCGAGGCGTTCGCCCGAGCAAATCTTTACGGCCACTAGCAGATCGAGCGGACGGATGCCGACGCCAGAACGAAGGAGGGGGCTTTCGGCTGCTTCCAGCTGCACGCGGTGAAGCAAGCAGAACGGGGAAACAAAACGACCCAGGAGTTTGGTAAGCCCCGGGTCCGTGAAAGCGGATGTGAACCGCTTGTCCATGCGGTTAGGCGCCGGCGACGCCTTCGTAGCCGACGGCACTGACGGTTACGGCAGTGTATCCGCGATTACTGCCCTTGTCAGAAACCTTGGTCACCCAGCCGGAGAAGGCCGTGGAGGCCGTGCCGCCAGAGTAGGAAGAGGCGGTGTTGACCGTCAGGGTAAAGGATGCACCGAGGACAGGAATCGCCGAGGTTTTCGCGATGATTTCCACGCTCACCTGGCAGCGTCTGTCGTCGCCGCGCCATGCGACGGTCTTGCCCGTCTCGTCGATGATGGTCGCTTCGTTGGCAAACTCGCCGTCGTTGGTGTAGGACTGGACAACGGCATTGGCCACGGTAGCGCCGGGAAGGCCATAGATTGCGGTTACCCCTTTGACGATAGCAGCCATATACTATTGCGGATAAGGTAAGGTTAGCCCTCGGGGTTCACGACCACCAGAATGTCGTAGACTAGGACCGATGCCCAGGAGCGCTCGTTGACCCCCTCATCCTCGGACAGAGGGGTGATGTCGTAGCAGTGGGCATCGCCTTGGGCGGTGAACACGTCCTGCAGCTCTTCGAGGTCCTGCATGGCCCCGGCGATGGCGGCCACCCGGGCGCGGTGATCCGTCAGGGTCACGTCGTCGGCAGAGTCCAGCAGGGTGACGCGGACCGAGCACGAGTAGTTGCCTAGGCCGTCCGGAAAGTCGTTAGGCAGGCGGGCTGAGTCGCAGAGCACGATGGCCTTGGGGAGCACGTTCGTGTCGGCGCTGTCGCCCGTGTAGATGTTGACCCCGGTCAGTTCGACCTGGGCGGTTAGGTAGGTCGCCACTGCGGCTTCCACGATATGGCGGGCGGATTTGGTTCCCATAGAGTTATTTGCTTTTACGAGCGTTAGCCTGAGCCAACGTTTTTTCAAACCTTGCGAGCACGGCGGCACGCATTTGTTTGACGCGGTTGCCGTAGACCAAGTTCTCGGTCCCGGCTTCTCCTGCCACGTTGTTGATGTTACCGATCAGGTTCATCACGGTCATCGAGACGAAACCTGGGCTACGGCTGGCGCTGAACACGCCCTGAGCCGAACGCTTGTTCGCGTCCACCCAAGGGGCGTCATAGGCGCCGAAGTTACGCTCGACGCCCTTCTTGGTCACGGGCTTGGGGACCTGCGCTAGGACCGCAGCCCAGCCGGACTTGACCCGTCCGACCTTGGCCTGACGTTCGGCTATGTAGGCTTGGAGTTGTTGGACTGAGCCGACCATATACTGCGGTCCGCCGACGGGCTGGTTGCGCTTCCAGCGTCCGTTCACGGCGTTCTTGTATTTGTCGTGGATGCCTCGCAGGTCGTTGGTCTGCCCTTCGATTGCCCTGATCTGACCGTAGATGTTCGCCTTGTTCAGGTAGTTCTTGGCCTTCTTGAATGAGCGTTCCCAGCTCACGTCTTCCAGAATCTTACGCATGACCGGGGAGATGCCGCGTGCCTTGCCTGAATCGAAGTTGCCGTAGATTTCCATGAACGCCTGTCGGTCGTCGCCTCTGACGGAGTTGATGACGCGGCGCAGCAGGACGGGCATCCCCTTCTTGGGGCTGTCCGCAGGAATGAAGATGCGTTTGATGTCCTTGGCCGTCTTACCCATGCCGGCCTTGTGGGCGGCTGAGCTCAGGCCACGGCCCCCGCCGGCAGGCATCGGAGGGGTGAAGGTCATGGCGTCGCGGCACATCAGCCTGATCTGCTCGCGGGTGACCATCTCCATGTCGCCCTTTACCTCGGCGGCAAAGTGCCGCATAGCCGCGTTGAAATCGGCTAGGCTGGCTGGGTCGATGGCTCCCTTGCTGGCCATTACTGGTTGTCGTCGATGCAGGTGAGCTCGATGACGGCGCTGGCCTGCTTGTAGGACTGGCCCTTGACCCGGAGGACCTGCCCGTTGACCGTCAGTTTCTTGCCAGGGGCTAGGGAGGCCACAGGGACGCCCGAGGCGATTGTGGCTACCTGACCTCCAACCCGGCCATCAGAAGCCGTCCAAGGGGCCGTAGCGGCGGCAAAACGCACCGTCCACATCTTTTCCTCGGTGAAGCCCCCCGCGTCGAACTTGGGGGTGTTCATGGGTTGGGACAGGCCGACGAGGAACAGGTTGGCCCCGACCGTAGCCGGAACCCCGATGTCTGCCAGGATGGATTGGAAGTCAGAGTTGAAGGTGGAACCGTAGAGGGACATGAGGGTGGGTAGGGATTTAGGGATACAAAAAAGCCCCCATCGCTGGGGGCTGTTTCAGGACTCAGCCCCGATTAGGGGTTGTAGACCGAGGCGAGAGTGCCCGTGGTGATCGCCTTGTTCGCACCGAACATCAGTTCCATGGAACCGACGAGGTTACGGGTGCTCTTGTCAGCCCAGACGTTGTAGTAGACCGAGATGCCGAGACCTTCGATCGGAACCACTTCGCGCACGAGGAAGTCGTTGCCGACAGCGTCGAGGTCCGGGGCGGCAGCGGCCATCGCCAGCGCTTCGCTGGAAACCGCGAAGCCGGCGAGTTTCGCTTCGGACGGGAAGAGGGAAGCGTAGAACACGCCACCATCGAAACCGTAAGCGCCAGCGGAGAGCGGGAGGGAGGTCGTGCTGGTCGGGATGAGCTGGGAGTAGATGCCCGGGTTCACGATCAGGGTCTTGCGACCGGCCTTCGAGACGCCGGCCCAGAGAGCCTTCAGCTGAGCGGAGCCAGGGGTGACAGCCGAATCAGCGGCGGTGACCGTGGCGGCGCCGAAGTTGGCGACGGTGATCGGGGCGGTAGCGGCGGCCCAGATGGAGTCGGCCAGCTTGTCCATGTTGATCTTCAGAATCTTCTCGAGCTTGATGCCGTTCTGGATGTCAGCGTAGGAGAGACCGAAGGGCTGGTAGAGGTGGTTCAGCGAGACGGCGGTGGCACCGAGGGTGCTGTCACCGATGACGTTGAACGCGGTCGGGTTGGTCAGCGTGGTGCTGCCAGCGGTGGAGAGAGCCACCTGGACGACGTCCTTCGGGCGCTTCACGTCAGCCGAGAAGTCGGAGGCGAAGTTACCGAGGGCCGCGAGGCGGTTCGAGAGGGAGGTGAGGCTGAGCTCGGCGACGGTGTCGACGATCAGAGCGCTGTTGATGGTGTTAGGCATGGGTAGCTAGTAGGTTGAAGTGAGGGGAAATTACTTGGAGAAGAGGACGGCCTTGTGCTTCTTGAGGAAGGCGCGGCGCTCAGGGCCGGCAGGCATCGAGGCATACTGCTCGTGGATGGAACCGACAGCGGCGGCGACGACCGGGGCGGCGACAGGAGCCACGCCAGAAGAGGCGAGGATGTTCGCGGCTTCGACAGAGGCGGTGGCCTTGGAGGCTTCGAGCTCGACGATCTTGGCGTTGGCCTCGGCGAGGGCGGCTTCCAGTTCCTGAACCTTCTGGTCCTTGGCGGCGGCATCGACCTTAGCCTGGTCGAGTTCGGCAGAGACGTTTACCACGGAGGCTTCGACCGTCTTGCGGAGATCGTCGCGTTCAGCGGTGAGGGAGACGACAGCGGCCTCGGCGGCCTTGAAGCGTTCTTCGATGGTCATATACTATTGCGTAGGGGGTAAGGTTAAGCGGCCTGCTCGAAAGCGGCGAGGGCCTCGGCGAAGGAGGTGGCCAGACCCGTGACGAGGTTCTTGGCGGCGGCTTCCCGGCCAGAGAACACTTGGCCTTCCATGTCTTCGCGGCTGGCGAGCGAACGCTTGCGGAGGACGGTCTGCTTGAACTCTTCATGCATGGCCTCGATGGACTTCTGCTCGAGCTCTCGCATCTCGTCGGTGTAGCCTTCGCCGGCGATGTTCGGGGCCTTGTATTTGCCCGCACGGAACACCTCGACCTTGAGGCCCATGTTCTTGAAGGCTTCGTCGTAGGACTCGTCCACGGCGATCACACCGATGGAACCCACCATGGCGGAGGGCGATGCGATGACGTAGTCGGCTTGTGAGCCGGTGTAGTATGCGCCGGAGGCCATCAGCTTCTTGGCGTAGGACATCGTCGGCAGCGGGATGCTGGCAATCTTGTCGGCGAGTTCGGGCGTGCCGACGACAGTGCCGCCGGGCGAATCAATCTCGAAGGCGATGCGCTGGACGGCAGGGTTGGCGAGGGCTTCGTCAATCTGCTCGCTGACCTCGGTCATGTCCATGGCCCCGGTCATCTTCTCGAACTTGGTCAGGCCGACACCGAGGAAACCCTGGAGCGGGATGACCGCGGTTCCGCCCTGCGTGACGTAGGGCTTCGCGACAGGGTTGAAGAACATATCCAGCACGCTGTCCACGACGCCGTATTTCTCGGCATACTTCATGTGGTTCGCGGCCTTGATAGGGTCGCAGAGAAGTGGCTCTCTTCCAGAGAGTCCGTTGATTAAGCATTTCACGGGTTAGAGGGTTCGGGAGGGGGAGGGAGGTCGAGGTTGTCGGCGACCGCGTCAGGCGTCTGGCTCGAAGCCTGACCCTGTTGCAGCCAGTTGAAGGCCGACTGGTAAAGCATCCACAGCGGGAGGTTCCGCTCCTTGGACTTCTGGACGAGCTTCTCCATCTCGACGGCGCGCTGCTCGAGCACCTCGTCGTAGGTCATGCCCTTCTTGCCGAGGATGGCCTGCGCCGTGGTCAGACCCATCTGCAGGTCGGCACGGTCTTGCGAGGCTTCGCGGCCAGCGTCCACGGTGATGTCGCGGGGCGTGATCCAAGACTTGCGGTTGAAGTCCGGGTCGTCGGGCAACTTACCCTTGGCGATGGCGTCGGCGATGACGTAGTCGTAGACCCTGTCGAGGCTGTCGATGATAATGCTCTGCCACTTGCCAGCCCATCGTGACACGCGGCCAGCGACCAGACGCACCGAGGAACCGCCGAGGGCTCCGGGCGTGACCTGGTATTCGTAGGGGAGCAGGCGGACGATGTCGCGCTCAATGGCGGTCATCATCCCGATCCACGCTTGAGAGGGGCGGGTCTGCGTCAGCTGAGAGAGGTCCTCGTTGGTATCGACCACCAGCATCTTGCCGCCCATCTGGCTGGCCATCTTCTCGCAGGAATTGTAGTCGCCGGAGAACTTGGAGGCCGGGTCGTCTTGCAAAACGCCACCCTGCTTCTTGAGGATTAAAGTATGATCTGCGCTGTCGCGGGCTGCTCGGACCTCGAGGGAGAAGACTTCCAAGTGGTCACGGACCGAGTTCAGGCTAGACTGCAAAACTGGATAGCCGCGCACCGCGGACGGGCGCTCGAACTCCATGACCTGAAGCATGGACTGGGCGGGAACATAGCGGTCCTTCTTGTCGCCGTCAGTGTAGACGTTCCAGCCCGTGATTTCGCCATACGTGCCGAGGTAAGCCCCGTCCACGTTGCTGGTGTCGAACTTGTCGGAGGGAGTTCCCACTCGATGACTCTCGAGGATTTGCACCTTCGGGATGCCGGTCTTCGGGTCGTTGGTCAGGATGCCGAAACTATCGCCATCGACCAAAGCCCCGGACATCCACATGGCCTGCAGTTGCCCCAGGTTGTAGCGTCCGGTCAGGTCGCAACGGGTGGACCAGTCGCGGAAATAGTTCTGGTGGGCAACGGCCACAGCGGGGTCGCGGGCGTTGGACTGAGCCACAAGGCCGTCACCGATGGAGACCAGCACGGCCTCGTCGATGCACTGCTTGTAGATCGGGCTATTGCGGACGGCCCAGCGGGACGTGCCGACCATCGTCAGGCGCGTGCCGGATGTGACCTCCTTACGCTGGTCGGTGACCGCACCGATGAACAGCATACGCCGAGCACCCGAGTCGGTCGTGCTGGCGAACTGAGAATACGAGGCGGACGGCCCCTTCTTCTCGGTCTTGGTCTTTGGCGTGGTCTTCTTTCGCATCAGAGGTCAACCCGCATATCCCAGTTCTTCTGCACGGAGGTATGAGCACCGCCATACTTCTTCGGGTCGATACGGGACAAAGCGTAGTTAATCTCCTGCAGGCGGCGGTCGGGTGGCATCCCGAACTGCTTGTTCACGGACGTGCCGGAGTCCGAGTAGGACGTGACCGCCTTTCCAAGGTCAGCGAGTGCCTCCTGCTTGTATTGCAGCAGCACGTCTTCTGGAACGCCTACGTAGATGCCGAGCATATACTTATTGCGGGGCGGGTAAGGTTTGCGGCTCGTCCCGACCAAGCAGGCCCCAGCGCGCCGCGATCAGCATCCCGAGAAGCTCACAGTCGAAAGCGTGGTTGTCGCGGACTCCCTTGCGTAGTCGCCACATGGCCTTGCCCGCCTCCTTGATGCGGACCTCCGAGTTCAGCTGCTCCACATACCCGGGGTCGGCATCCCGGGCAAAGGTGAACACCTTGCGCGAGCGCATCCCGTGGAACAAGTCCTTGCCAGACAGATTGGACCAGACCACCAGCGCCGTGGGGGTGCGGATGCCAGGGACGTGGATGGCCGTCGGGGTGTTGTAGAACCGCCGGACGGTGTCCCCGGCCTTCGTCTTGACGTTGAAGTATTCCTGACCCGAACCCTTCGAGCAATACCAGCCACGGGTGGCGCACTGCTTATAGACCGTCTGGGTCGTGGTGTCAGCGCCGCCAGAGTCCACCATGACGAGCTGAGGGTGGACGCCGTGCTTGACCGCCAGGGCATCGAGGCCGGACCAATCGCCTAGGCCGTCCGTGCTCAGGACCTTGCCGAAGTAGACCAGCCGGCTGTGGCCCGTTCGTGCCCACTGACGCACTACCACCCAGAAGTGGTCCATCTGGCAGTCGATGGTCAGGCTGATAAACTTGACCGAGCCTTCGGGAGCGTCGTCCTTGTCCACGATCTGGCCGCGTGGGCTGATGTAGCAGACCGCTTCCCAAGGGTCGGCCATGGCGTAGTCCGAGGACTCAGTCGAGACGACCATGCTTCCCGTGCCGTCATCACTCCAGGGCAGAGCCAGATACTGATTCTTAAATAGCATACGCGGGGTCTGGTCCCCGACCAAGTCTGCGACCTGCTTCGCTTTTATCATGTCCACGGCCAAGGACCCCCAGCTCGTAGACGCGAGAGCGTTGACGTGTAGCCCTACGTAGCCGGCCTTCTCCGCTTTGGTCGTGGCCTCGAACCCGGCGCCGCGCTCGACCTCGTTGCAGATCGTGCGGACCTCGTCATTGTCCTCCATGCGGTGACGGCACTTCGAGCACTCGTAGGTCGTGCCCTGTTGCACCGCCTCAAGGTCCCAGCCGTCCACCATCTTAGCGCCTTCGGGGAATCTAATCATCGCCCAATCCCAGGGCTGGCGATGGCGGCACGCATCGTTGGGACAGACGAACATCCATTCACGCTGGTCGGTCATCAGGTAGAACTTCCAGAACTCAGCGCCCTGTCCTTCGATGTCCCCGGGCTGGCTCTCGTAGATCGCCTTCGACGCGAACGCCGCCGCCTTCATGCGGCTCATGCTCATCGCCAGCGCGCCGTTCGGCCACTGCCAGCACTCCGAGCCGAACACGTAGCGCACGTGCAACGACTGCAGGTGCTTCTCCGTCGAGGCCGAGCGGTTGTGAATCAGGGAGCCGTCCGCGAAGCGAAGCGTCCCCGACTTGTCGTTATCGTCCCCGGACATCTGACTGCGGATGTCGGCGACCTGGTCGAACAGCGGCCGCAGCTCGTTCAACGTGAACGCCTTCGCCTTGTCCTGAGAGTCGAGGAAGATGGCCATCGACGC